ATCTATGAGGCAATGTTGAAATACCTATCTTTGCCAAAACTATCACTAAGACAATGCCGTTGAAGAAAGGTTACAGTGCTAAGACAGTTAGCAGCAATATCAAGACCGAGATGAAGTCAGGCAAGCCTCAGAAGCAGGCAGTAGCCATTGCTCTATCTGTGGCTAAGAAGGCCAAGAAGACATCTAAGAAAAAGAAGTAATCACCAAAACCAAAACAAGGGGAGCAATCCCGGTACACATTATGGCAGCACCGAAAGGAAACAACTGTTGGCAATTGCGCCTCAAGCATGGTCTTGATGGCAAGTTCAAAACACCTGAAGAAATCTGGGAGAACTTTATGCTCTATGTTCAGTGGGCAGAAGAGAACCCATTGATAGAAGTAGACTTCAGAGGCAAGGATGCAATGAGGGTAGACATCCCTAAAAAAAGAGTGCTGACTAAAGATGGCTTTGCCCTTGCTTGTGGATTCTCAAGCTATGGCAATCTTTCAGTTTATAAGTCCAAATCAGAAGGCTTCTCAAAGGTCTTTACACGCATAGAACAAGCTATCATTGCCCAGAAGTTTGAGGGTGCTTCCTCTGGCTTCTTTAATCATAACATCATAGCTAGAGACCTTGGCCTAATGAACCAGGAGCAAGTGACTATGCAGGTCAATGAAGTAATCCTGCCGAAAGTCTTACGCAAGCCAGAGGCTGAGTAATGGCTCTCTATGACCTATCCAGCGAGGAGCTGTGGAGTCAGAAGTATCTGCCTGCTCTGGTTGAGCCTAAGACATACAACATCCTCTGGGGTGGGGCAGGAAGTGGAAAGAGCCAGACAATGATTCAGATATTCCTGAGTGAAATCATTGACAATAAGGCCAACCAATTCCAGACCTACTTTGTCATCCGTAAGGTAGCAGCTACCCTGAGAAACTCAGTCTTTGCTGATTTCAGAAACAAGATAAGTCAGTGGGGATTTGAGAAGGTGGTCAAGGCTAAGACCGGATACCTTGAGCTTCAGTCTGGCACTAACCGGATAGTGTTCTTAGGCTGTGATGATCCTGAGAAGCTCAAGTCACTCTCCCAGGCAAAGTACATCTGGATAGAGGAAGCCACTGAGCTAAGTCTTGAGGACTTCACTCAGATCACTCTCCGACTCAGGGGTAAGTCAGACACTCCTAAGAGGTTCTTCTTGACATTCAATCCTGTCTCAGATAGCCATTGGATTAAGAAAAGGTTTTTTGATGATGTGCCAGACAAGGAGCAGACTCAGATACTTAGGCTTCATGGAACTTACCGGGATGCTCTGAACTTCCTTGATGATGAGTATGTCACAAGGATGGAGGCACTCAAGACAGTCAACCAGACCTACTATGAAGTCTATGCACTTGGGCAGTGGGGAGTCTGGGATAGGGAGAGCCTATTTGCTTATACCTTCGACTATAGCAAGCATGTCTTCGGAGGCTACATCAAGGCTAACCCAGCCTATCCACTCTACTTAGCCTTTGACTTCAATGTCACCAATACCTGCGTAGTGTGCCAGTACATCAAGTATGGGAGCGAGTCAGCTAATTATGCCACCATCAATGTGCTGAAGACCTACCGCATAGGTGACCTATCAACCTTATGCCAGACAATCAAGCAAGAGTACCCAGACATGATGTATGTCATCAATGGTGATGCCTCTGGTGCAGCTAGGAATGCCTTCACTCAGGGCAACATCAGTGCCTATCTAATCATTAAGAACTACCTACAGCTGGTTGACATGCAGCTGCAAGTGCCTAAGTCAAACCCTAGCCACATTGCAAGCAGGCTCATCACTATACTAATCTTCCAGAAGGCCAAGATCACGATAAGTGAGAAAGCCTGTCCTGCCCTGGTCACTGATCTCAAGGAGGCCAAGGTAGACAGGCAGGGTAGCCTTGATAGCTGGAAGAACAAGAACCCAGACAAGTCACATGCTCTGGATGCCTTCCGATATTTTATTTTCTCTAACTTTGCCGAAATCACGAGCAACTTTAATCTAGAAAAGTATGGCACTATGCTGCAATGATTGCTACCCTATCTGTCAGCCCTACAATAGCTGCCCCGATGCTGTCTACATCTATGCTCCCATTGGCTATGATTCGGTGCTGGTTGACATTATCAAGCCAGGAGTCAATGTAGCCATTCAGCAGCTGCTCAGTGTTGGCATTGATGGCTTTGTTGAGCTAGACATGGAAGGGCTACCAGAGGGCTTCTTAAACCCTTACGGAGGTCAGTACTCCATTGGCTTCATTGACCCAGACACTAACCAGGTCATTGACTTCATGGCACTGGATGGAAAGATTTATGACAGCATTTGCCTGACCTTCCAAGTAGCTTACACCAACTTAGAGACCATTATTATATCTATAAACGCAATTAATAATGACACCCTTGACCTATGACATTGAATCTTCTTGCGGTGGCAAGCGTAGAGGCTGCTGCATCATCGAATTACCACACGATGCCGAGCCTACTGATGTTGCTTCTCATAGCTGCACTCAGCGCATCCTTCTCCTTGTTTCTGGATTACCTGCTGGAGGATCACCCATTGGGGCAGTGGTATCTCTACCAAATCCAGAGGCTACCCATGAACTGGGCAAAGCCTTTGGGTGAATGCCCCTTCTGCTCTGGTGCTTGGCAGTACCTGGTCATCAGCTATCTAATCTTTAATTACCCTTTCTACTTATGTTTAATTTTCTTAGGCGCAAACCATCTGTGCCTCCTCCTGCTGAACCGATTGCAGAAGAAGCTCCTCTTCAAGGGGAAGCTGGCCGAATACATTACAGAGGAGTAGCACCACAGGAGCGATGGGATCAGATTGAGTTTGCCTTCACATCTGGAGGAGTCAATTACTTCAAGTTCACCACCGAAGTCAATGTGCCATTCCAAAGGGCAATAGCTGCCAGGGATATATTCACCGAAGAACTATGGCAGATTAACCCTGACTTCCTCAAGGGCTGGAATAATGGCCTAATAAACCTAATCACTGACCGGAAAAAGAAGGATGAGAAGAAGCTTTATGAGATAGGCATCCTTGCATCTAGACTAAAGGAGCAGCTTGACATTAGCATGAGCTTGACCAGGCAGCTTAAGCTGGCAACAGTCATCTACTTTGATGAGGAGGAAAACCCACTAGACTACCAGTACCCATACAATAAGGCCAAGATGGAGCATTGGATGAAGCACAATGATGTTGAGGGTTTTTTTTTGAAGCTGCCAGAGTATGCTTATCTGCCCTCTTTGACCGAATACAGTCAGAATTTCCCGACCTATTTACAGGGCGAAACACTTCAAAACATAAACAACCTGAGGCACATTATTACACTTCAGTCATTAGACAGCACCGACAGCGATTTGATGAGCAGTTTGCAATCACAGGTGGACATCTTAGAGAAATTAAGCATCTGGTCGAAAGGCCAGTATACGAGTACTACTTGATTTATAATGCCTATCTTAGCGACTTGAAGAAGAAGAAAAACAGAGTAAAGGGTTAGATTTGTTTGTTCTCATGAGGAAAGAGCCATCCAATCGGGTGGCTTTTTTTATTCATATCTTTGAGCCAAACATTAAGCACATGGCTATTTCCAGCAATGACATTAAGATTAGGTATGTCATAGACACTACTGAGCTATCCAAGGCACAGCAGGGCTTTGATAAAATCACGGCAGAAGAGCAGGATGCAATAAGGGAGCTAAAGAAGTTCAATTCAGAACTTAATAAGACAAGTTCCAATGCTTCCGATGCAGGCAGTAAGATGTCTGGTGCATTCAAGCAGGCAGGCGGTGGCATTGATGGCTTTCTTAAAAACCTAGGGCCAATCGGCCCAGCAATAGCCGGAGCATTCAGCATTCAAGCTGTAATAGGCTTTGCTCAGTCAGTGTTTAAGGTTACTGCCGAGTTTGAAAAGATGGGGTCGGTGCTTAAGAACACATTAGGAAGCGGAGCTGCTGCTAATGTTGCTCTGGAGAGCATTAAGGAGTTTGCTAAGACAACTCCATTTTCGGTGCAAGAACTCACTGCATCGTTTGTAAAGCTGGCTAACCAAGGCTTTACACCTAATGTAAATCAGATGCGTAAGCTAGGTGACCTAGCCTCATCTACAGGCAAGTCATTCGACCAATTAGCTGAAGGAATAATTGATGCTCAAACTGGACAATTTGAAAGGCTAAAGGAGTTTGGCATATTAGCGAGCAAGTCAGGGGATCAGGTTACATTTAGCTTTCAAGGAGTAGAAACTCAGACTAAGTTCACAAACGAAGCTATAAGAGATTATCTAGTCAGCCTAGGAGACTATGAGGGAGTAGCCGGAGCATCAGCAGCAATCAGTGAAACACTAGGAGGCAAGGTCAATAACTTGGGTGATGCCTGGGATGGATTCTTGAATCAGATAGGCACAATGTTAGGCCCTATCCTCCAGTCAGCTCTTGAGCTTACCAGCGACTTCATGGCTGGAATTAACTCAATCTTTAAGCTAGGCAAGGATGAAAGCAAAAAGAATGCTGACCTTGAGGTTGAGTCTTATAAAGGGGCAAAGGGCAGGATAGCTAAGCTAACAGATGAGCAGCTTCAGGCTGAATTAAAAGCTAATAATGAAAAGCTCAAGTCTCTTAATAGTGTTGCAGGGGAGTATGACAAGACCAGCAAGACCATAAGTAAATATGGGATGCTTATCAAAGTTAGTACGCTTGGGTTACTTGATCTTTCAGCAGTTCAAGCTACCAGAGCATTAACAAGCGGAAGAGAAGCAAAGGCAGCAAAGGAGCAGAAAGCTGCACTTGATGGAGTCAATGGAGCAATTAAGGAGGAGCTGAAGCTGAGAGGTGATGAAAAAGCTAAAGCAGATGCAGCAGCAGCAGCCAAAAGTAAAGCAGATAAGGCAGCAGCAGAATTAGCTGCAAAAAATGCTAAGAAGGCAAGAGAAGAACAACTTGCTCAAACGAAAGAGCAGTATCAGAATCAGCTTAAACTTGCTCAGCTAGAGAAAGATCAACAGACATTAATACTTGAGATTCAAGGAGCAGGTAAAGAGGCTGGAATGGCTCAAGAAATTATCTATCAGCAGAAGGTAGCTAAGATTAAGGAAGACTTCCAGAAGAGAGGCATAGGCATAAGTGAGAGAGAAGTTGAGATAGCAAAGCTGACAGCAGAAAGGTCAGTGCAAGAATATGAGAAAGCCTATCAAAAGCTATTCTTAAAGCCAAAGGATGCAATTGCTAAGTTTCAAAAAGACATCACTAAAAGTGAGGAGGATGAGGAGAAGAAGCGTTATGACAACAGGCTGAAGCAGATGAAGGCTTGGCAAAAGCAATATGAGCAAGGTCTTGAGGATGAAAAGAAAGCAAGAGAAAAGGCTGAAGCAGATAAGCAGGCAAAGATTGATGCTACATTCCAGCTTACAGGAACTTTACTAAGTGGCTTCAGCAACATGTACCAGACCTCTATCAACAATGAGATTGCTGCCATGAATAAACGCTATGACAATGAGCTAGCACTAGCCTCAGGCAATGAGCAGAAGATTCAAGAGATTAATAACCGGAGGGCAGAGCAGGAGAAGCAGCTAAAGATTAAAGCATTTAAGGCAGAGCAAACAGCAGCTGTTGGTAGGGTATTATTTGAAACAGCATCTTTAGTAGCGAAGTGGGCAAGTAACCCGGTCACTATTGGACTTGCTGCCCTTACCCTAGCTAACCAGGCAGCACAGATAGGTTTCATTCTGGCTCAGCCTGTGCCTGAGTTTGCCGAGGGTACAAAGGGCAAAGCGTTTGAAGGAGGTAGGGCAATGGTAGGTGAGCGAGGCATTGAGAAGGTAGTCACTGCATCAGGCAAGGTCTACTTTACTCCACCGACTGCAACGCTGGTTGATCTACCTAAAGGCTCACAGGTTATCCCTAACCATGCCCTTAGTAAACAAGAACTCTTCTATGCTTCCAGATATTCTGGAGGCTCTCAGGCCAGCAATCCAATGTATGGCAAGCTGGATGAGTTAGGCAGCATTCTAAAAGGTCTGCCTATTACGCAGCTCAACATGGATGAAAAAGGTTTTGAGAAGTATATTCGCACCGAACGGAGGACTACTAAGATCCTCAACAATCGGTTTAGAAGCTGATGTCATTTCTAATTGGTTTAGATTAATTGCCGAAAGTGCCTCTGTTCTACAGGGGCTTTTTCTTTTTAACTTTGCGACATGGCAGGCTGGAAGTTTTTTTTAGATGGCAATGAAGTAGAAGAGCCAATAGGCTGGGATGGCATTGAGTTTACTGCTATCAGGATGGAGAGTCATGGCATTGACCAGCCATTCAGCACAGAGGTTAAGTTCTATGACAAGGGAGCAAGATATATCAAGCTCATCTTTGACCAGTTCTACATCAACCGACCTATTGCCATTACCATCACCTCAGATGTAGGCTATAGTGGGCAGGACTATCAGTTCGATGGATTTCTTAACCTAGCCATCTATCAGGAGCATAATGTCTGCGATACAGATAGCTTTGAGGTGACAGTAGGCATCATAGATGATAACTTTCGGGAGGACTTCAAGGCCAGGCAGGATGTTGAGATTGACTTAACAGCAACCACTGACCTTAATGGTGATGCTATCAGTGCGCTTACTTTCAAGAACATAAGGCTGCATAGGCAAGACCTTTATCTTTCTGCCTTTGGCAAGAGCTTGGCAGACCGTAATGTATCTATCTATTGGTATGAGGCAGCAATCATACCTACCTTCTGGCAGAACACTGACTTTACTCAGGAGTATGGCAATACAGCCAATACTACACAGTCAACTATTAACTGGAATGCTGGTGAGTATGGTGATAGTGTGATTTTTCAAAATAATACCAGCATAACTAGGACATTAAGTGCTAGCCATGACTTAACAATCACCATCACTAATAATAATACATTAAATTCAATAGATGTTGATGTATATCTAGGCACTATTAATGGCAATGTATTCGACACAGCCTACTACTTACTCAACACTACTCTAGCTGCCGGAGCTACCCAGACTTGGACATTAGCAGGCACAATCAATAACATATCAATTCCTTCCGGATATAAGCTTCAGTATGCAATTCAAGCAGGATACACAGGCAACCCTAACACTGCTGATGTTACCATTGATGATGGTGCTAACATAACTCTTGAGGAAGTTAACTCAGGTGACTATGCCAGCACTTGCAATGTGCTGACCATTGAGCAATGGCTACGCAGGGCAATCTATGTAATGACCGGAGATAACAACATGCTCCTTTCTGATGTGTTCAGTGAGACTGATGGTGGCTGTTATTGGAACAATGCCCTGACAACCGGAGCAAGGATAAGAGGGGTAGACCCCTTCTTTGGCTTTCAGACTTTGAAGACTACATGGAAAAAAGTCTTTGAAGGGCTAGACCGAATCTTCTGCCTAGGCTGGGCATTCGAATGGACAGGCACAGAGTGGAAGGTAAGGGTAGAGCCTAGGGAGTACTTCTACCAGAACACCATCAGCCAGACCTTCACGAATGTAGGAGAGGTTGACCAGATGGCTAAGTCAGAAGACCTGGTCAATAATATTACCCTAGGCTTTTCCGAGAAATGGAAGAACATTCAGATCTCTGGAGCTTATGCTATCCACACTGACCGCAATTACTTTATTGATAACCGGGCAATGACCGAAAATAGCACTGCTGCCCTTGACATTCGGAGCGACATTATTGCTGAAGGTTACTGCATAGAGTTCAACCGGAGAGCATCAGCCATCACTAATGGAGGTGCTACATCAGACAGACCTAATGACTATGACACATTCATCATTTGGCTGAATCGGCAGGAGATAGCTCTGGAAGATGTGGAAGGCACTTGCTTTAACTTGCCAGAGGAGACAGGATCAGTAACCTTTGCACCAGGAGAAGTGAGCATGCCAAGCAGCTTGATAGCCTTCAGCTCTGGGGTAATGCAGAACCTATACAACATCTTCCACACTCCGGCCAGAGTAGGCATGAGATGGTGGAAGGTGCTAGGCATGAACACTTACGGACTTGTTGTGCCAGCTACAGGCAACCCTGTGCTTCAGTTTCAGATAGGCGAGTATCAGACAAGCTACTATAGCCAGATAGATGACATTCAAGAGCCATGTCAGCAGTACCTGATTGATACTCCACTCTACGAAAATGTGAGCATTAGCCCAACAGTGCTAAGAGATGGCGCAAAGGAGTACTTGTTCAAGCCTATCAGTGTTCAATTTACTTACCCTCAAAGTCTATGCGATTTTTTAACTTTGTCGCAAGATGAGCAATACCGGAAAGTCAGGCTCACTTCTGGAAGTTTAGACATCCAAGGCTTCATTACTGAGGCCAGGAATAAGCCAGAAGACTCTGCCGGAGGTACTACTACATTCACCTTGCTTGTATCGGCACAAGACGCATTAGCAGGCGGTGCATTCGACTCAGGCTATGACTCAGGCTATGATTAATGGCTAATGTTACCAGAGCAACCCTAGGCACTGTAAGTGCCACTAACTTCCCAGACAACACATCACAGCTCATCTCTCCATTCGACCTAAGAGACTGGATCACTGACGGCATTGATAGCTTCGTAACGCAGAAGGATGTTTCAACTTTTGAGAATGCCTTCTATGAGTGCAAGGGAAGCACTCTGACAGCAGCAGCAACAGTCAACCTGAGTCTGGCTACAGGCAACTTTGTGCATGTGTCTGGCACTACCACCATCACCAGCTTTGGCACTCTTCCGGCTGGCTCTAGGTTTATAGTGTGCTTTGATGATGCAGTAATAGTTACCTACAATGCCACTACACTCATCATCCCGGGAGCTGCCAATATCACCACCACAGCAGGAGACTGCATGATGCTGATTAGTGAAGGCTCTGGAAGCTGGAGAGTAGTAGGCTACTTCCCAGGCACTGGTCTTCCGGTAGGCACTGTCACCTCTGTGACTGCTACTACTCCGCTAAGCTCAACCGGAGGTAATGCTCCTGACATTAGCCTAGACACAGTAAGTCCAGACCCATCTGGAAGCTTCACAAGTGCAGACATTACAGTAGATGCCTATGGCAGGGTAACTGCTGCTGCCAATGGTAGTGGAGGAGGCTCTGGTACTGTGATATCAGTAGACCTTACAATGCCTTCTGCCTTTGCGGTGAGTGGCAACCCTATTACCACATCAGGCACATTAGCGGTAACAGGAGCAGGCTTAGCAAGTCAATATGTTAGGGGTG